CGATGGCACACATCTGGTGCATCCACACGCCAGATGCTTCGCAGATGCCGTCCTTGTTGCGGGTAGACGTGAAGCCCTGAGAACTCGCCAACGTGCATGGGTAGCCCGATTCCAGTGCCGCCGACAATTCAGCCCAAGTGCGAACTGCGATGACGTGAAGCAACGGATGCTTCCTTGCCTCGGCATCAAGCCTGCCGTTGTCGTTTTGCCCTCCGCAGCCATACGCGCCCCACTGCTTCGCACGCTCGCCGGAATACTCTGTCAGGTCGGCAGATGGATATTTCTGGCGATAGACCACGCCAAACTCACGCAGGAACTTCGCAGCACCAAATCCAGTGGCACCATCGTTCCACCCGCCGTAAGGCTGCAAGCCGTCTCCAGGCTTACGCATCGCTTCTACGCGAGCACCGCCGTACAGTGCTTCAGTTGCCGGCATCAGCGGCGGTTCTGGCAGTTTGCCTAGCGACCACGACACGGCTTCCGAAACCGCCACGGCGTGCATTGCGCCCCAACTGACGCAGTCGCCAATCTGTTGCCGGCCAACTACGAAAGGTTTTCCGTAGCGTGCTCGATGTGCTGCATCCAGCTGCCGATACAGAAAAACGTCTATGCCCTTTGCTTCCTTCATTGCCTCGGCACCAGCCTGGGCAAAGAACTTTTCATTGCCGAGAGTCGCCAAAAAGGCTCGCGTGCCCTCTGGATCTGGCACGTAGCCAAATTGACCCTCAACGCGCGTGATAACCTTGGTCGTCGCTTGCTGCACAAGCGCACCAATAATCGCCATTACGATGAAGAACGTGACGGTCCCTACGGACCAGCGGTCATCTTGTGACATCAGCGGCAGCCCTCGACAGGTCACGGAATGCCGACACCCAAGCCGCACGGCTCTCGGGCGTCACTGGGCCGCCAGACGAACCAACCGCGTCTTCAAGAAACTTCTGCACGGCTTCTCTCACTTTCGGCTGACGGGCACCGATGCTGTCGCCTTTGCAACGCAGTTCGCGGGCAGCCACTCGCAACTCATCAAACGCCACGCCCGTCTTTAGCCGCTGGTCGTGCGAGCCGTCGTACTCAATGCAGTCTGCGAGTTCAGAGCACAACGCAGCCATGACGATGGAGTCGGATGCTGCACGCTCTCCGATGAATTTCCCTTTGAGCGTGAACGCTGGCGGAACCGGAACGGGCTGCGGTGCCGGCGTACTCGAGCGGCCAGGCAGCACGGCGATTCCAGCGGCAACGAGCAGCGCAAGTGCCGCGACGTGCTTGCCGTCGATTGTCGGCATCTTCGCCGTGGCGATGAACGCCTTGACCTTCTCGGTGATTTGCTGGCCCGCCAGAACGTAGACGGCGAACGCCACGAGCAACGCTGTAATCACGACGCCCTCACGATATGCAACATGGATTCAACCGCACCGCTTGCAAGAGCAAGCACAAACGCACGAAGGACAGGACGCAGAAACGTCCAGGCGGGAAACACAACGAGCGGCACGCAGCGGCTTGCGGTCGTGTCAAACAACGCCGCCACGGCAGTCAATGCGATTTCCTTTTTCTCTTGACCGCTCAACGTGTTGACCTTGTCCAGCACGTTCACGACGAGATGCAAGAGCGAGACGAGCAATTGCCCGAACTCTGCCCAAGTCAGACCATCCCCCGCCGTGTGCCGAGCATCGTTGAGAAACGATGATATTTGCGTGTCGATGTCGGCCACGGCTGAGAGATTGTCTGCCATGCCGCCAGACTAGGCGGGTTGGGGGGCAAACTAGACCGGGTCTGACTCGCGGTGCAGAACAAGAGCAATCGCCGCATAACACGCGATGTCTTTCAACGTGTCTTCGACGCCGTCAAACTCCGTTTTGCCGCGACGAAAGAACGCTTTGAGACGGTGCATCTTGTCCGAGATCCGCAGGATGCAGCCGGCCCACGCTGGCATGTTCACCACGTCCGCAGAACTGCGAATGTTGGAAAGTGCATCCTCGTCAACTCCGTAGTCAAGCGTCTTGCGTAGGTGCAGATTCCGCAGTTCATCAAGCACGGCCAGGAACTCACGCGAGCCGGGACGAATGTCGTCTTTGTTCTCTGCCAAGATGCTGTCGCCCGTCCACCGAATATCGTCCGGTGCCGCTTCCATCTCGCGCTGCCCTCGCAGAATCCAATCGACCGGAATCTCTTCAGGCTCGTCTTGCGGCGGCGCTTGCTGTGCCTCAACGACGTTTCCCGTCAGGCGGCTTTCAACGGCAGCCCGCAGCTGTGCGTTCGTGTCTTCAATGCTCGTGATGTGCCCTTGCATCTTTTTCCTTTCAATGAGAAGTCTTGCTACGTCTGCGGCGAGTGAGCCACTTGTGCCGCACCACTGACCTTGGAACCGATACGCTCGCTGGCGTGCCTCGGCTATGTACTCGTCAGTCAATTCGTACTGCATGCGTCAACGCTTTGCCCGTAGGTCGCGGTCGCAGTAGATGGGCATGGCTTTCGTCACTTCGTGCCGCCCGTGGTCAATCACGATGCACGCCTGGCACGGAGGCTCATAGGCCGCTTTGATTCGCGTGGCATACGCTGAATGCCCGATGACGCTGCCATTGGCGACGTATCGACCGGCTCGCAACCACTGGAACTGATGCCAGTGGCCGAAGCACGTCAGATCCGCACGCTTCACCGCGTCCCATGCGGCGATAGCCTTGTTGGTCGGAATCGTGATGCCGCCAACACCGCCGCCGTATTTGATGGCGTGACCGTGATGAAAACGAATCACAAAGCCGTCTAGGTCAAGGTAATTCAGATAGCCGGTGCCCACTTGCCAGCGGACGTTCTTGCGTTTCTCTGCCGCAGCCATCGTCAGGTAGAGGTTCTGCTCAAACGAGTGCTCTAGTTCCGTGCCGACTCGCAGCTTTTCCGTGCTTCGCCCGTGGTTGCCGCTGTTCGTCGTGACAATCACTTCTCGGGCGTTTTCAGATACAGCGTCAAGGAATCCACGCAGGCGAGCGCCGATCCATCGAGTAGCGGTGAGCGGAGCCAGTTGTGCCAACTCTGCCGTGTCGTCATGGATGTGGCCGCTGATTAGGTCGCCTCCCAGCCAGACAACCACGCGGTCAATCTTTGCCAATCGTCGCTCGTGCTCCAGAAGCACCGCGAACCGTTCCATCAGTTCGCTCATCCGCTGGTCACAGACTTCCAGGCTGTAATCGTTCAGCCCGTTAACCGTGTCGGGATCTACTCGCTCTTCGGCGTGAATGTCCGAAAGCAGAACGACCATCGTCGCGTCGTGCTTCTTGTGTACCTTTTTTGGCACGTCGTTTCGTATTGCTTCAATCCCCGTCAGCCCAGCCATAGCGTCGGCTCGAGCACGCTCGGCGTCTATCGCTTGCAGTGCAGCCTTGTAGCGTCCCTTGGCGTCAGCCAGTTCGCTACGCAGTCGTGCAATCTCGGCGTCTGTGGCAAGTCGTGACGCAGCGGCAACATCGTCTGCAATCTTCTCGGCTAGTTTTTTCGCAGCCATGCCGCAATTTCCTTGTCCGTGACTGTGTGCCATCCATGTTCAGCCGCTTCCTCTCGAAGTGCTCTCGCCACGGAAACGGCAGACGCAACGCCATAGCCGCCAGCCCGATACCGTTCCTTGATTTCGTGGACGCTCGCCTGGTCTTCGGGACTCAAACGGTCAATCCAAGAGTCACGCTTTGCGGGCTTGACCCTTTTCGCCACTGCGTCGGCCAGACCGCCGCTTCGGTTTTTTGTCTTCACGCTCTGGCTCCTTTTTCTCGCGCAGATGAATCCAGCCGTCTTCGTCTGGAATGCCCCCGCCGCTCACCTCTTCGTCGTCTTCTTCGTTGTCAAACGGCCCAATAGCCGCCGGCGGCTTTGTTTTGGACTTCGGATTGAAGCGGCTGCGTCCCATGCCGATAGCGTGGCAGGCTTGTCAAGCGGACGTCTGGCAACGATGTGTCAACGACAGCCTAAGAAATCGCCGCCGGCCTTCCAGAAATCAGCGACCATTGCATCTTGCCGGAATAGCTGTTGAACAGCTTTGAAATAATCGCGGTTTCACTCGCCTTTATGTCATACAGCGAGTTGCCGGCGCTAATGCCATGGACTGTGGAATATGTCGTGCCACGCGACCATGCACGATCTGTGACGATTGCAAACGTAAAATTGGCTTTTCCTAAATGAATAACGCCGAAATAGCCGTTTGTGTCAAACAACAGCTGCGCGTGCCCAACGTCCTGCACTTCTCCTAGCCGCGAGACGT